GAAGGAAGCTTGCTCCAGCAGCAGCGCCTGAAGATGGTTCTGTAATTATAGACACAAGTGTTCCTGCTTTAGCAGGAGAGCCTGAAACAGGAATTGGTGGCTTAGAAGGGGAAATTTTACAAGGTGAAGTTGGAACCGCGCAAGAGGTTGTGCAAGAAGACCCAACTATTGTTGAGGGAACAGTCGTTCAAGATCCTGTTAAACTTGGACCGCCTGTTAAAGACGGTTCAACCACAGTAGTTGTTCCTTCAAACCCTGAAATCAGTACAACTCCTATTACTGAGATTGGACCACCTGACTTTGAAGAAGATCCTCCCGCTCCGGCATTGGTTGGTGAACCAGATGATGATGGCGGAGTTACTGTAGATTTACCAGTAGACGCTCCGATTTTTGTTCCACCGATTACTTTTGAGAACGATGACGGTGAAACAGAAACCAGATGTCCAGACGGATATCAGGAAGTGGAGGGTCCTAATGGCCTGATTTGTCAGAAGAGTGTGGAAAAAGTTCGTATGAGAGCGGGTAGAAGCTTGCAACCGTACACACGTTTGAGAATACCAGAGGGCTACAGAGGTCCAGGTCAGAGACGCAAGACAGTTACTACGACAGAACGAGCGGAACCAATCACGACGTAAAGCATGAACTTACAATCGTTACCAGAAGAAGCGTTAAAAGAGATCTTAGCTCTTACTGAGGCTAAGAAACGGCTCGATTTACGTGAAGAAGCGTCAGAAAAGTTTATGCCGTTTGCTCATCATGTGTATGAAAACTTCATTGAGGGGCGACATCATCGTATTATCGCGGAAAAACTGGAGCGTGTAGCGCGAGGTGAGCTAAAACGGTTGATAATCAACATGCCACCGCGTCATTCGAAGTCGGAATTTGCGTCATATTTAATGCCAGCATGGTTTTTGGGTAGAAATCCCAAGCTTAAAATCATTCAGGCAACGCACAATACGGAGTTGGCGGTACGATTTGGACGTAAGGTTAGAGATCTTATAGACGATCCACAATATAAAGACATCTTTCCTGATACCAATCTAAAAGAAGACAACAAAGGCGCAGGAAAATGGCAAACAGATAAGGGTGGTGAGTACTTCGCGGCGGGTGTTGGCGCTGCGGTTACTGGTCGGGGTGCGGATTTGTTTATTATTGACGATCCGCACTCGGAACAGGACGCTATGAGTGACAGTGCGTTCGATAATGCATACGAATGGTACACTTCAGGCCCTCGACAACGTCTACAACCGGGTGGATCTATCATTTTGGTGATGACAAGATGGGGTAAAAAGGACTTGACAGGGCGTTTAATCGCCGCACAGGGCGGTGATGTCATGGCAGATCAGTGGGAAATAGTAGAATTTCCTGCAATTATGCCGTCAGATAAACCGTTATGGCCTGAGTTCTGGGAAAAAGACGCATTGTTGTCTATTAAGGCGTCACTTCCTGTAGGAAAATGGAATGCACAGTGGCAACAAACTCCGACAGCCTCTGAATCTGCTATTATTAAGCGGGAATGGTGGCGACCATGGGAGAAAGAAGACATTCCCTCGTTAAAATACATCCTTCAGTCCTATGATACGGCGTTTTCTAAGAAGGAAACGGCTGACTATTCTGCTATTACTACTTGGGGTATCTTTGAACCCGAAGAGGGTGAAATGGATAACATTGTTTTGCTCGATGCCCAACGTGGGCGTTGGAATTTCCCTGAACTAAAGGAGAAAGCCTATGAAGAATACGAATACTGGGAGCCAGACATGGTGTTGGTCGAAGCGAAAGCGACAGGTACACCACTCATTGACGAGTTGCGGCTACGCGGTATTCCGGCATTGGGCTTTGCACCTGGTAAAGGGCGGGATAAGGTAACCAGAATGCACATGGTTGCGCCATTGTTCGAAGCTGGTGTAGTATGGGCACCAACAGATAAGAAATTTGCTGATGAAGTTATCGAAGAAGTTGTTTCATTTCCTAATGGCGATCATGATGACTTTTGTGATAGTATGACTTTAGCACTGATGCGTTTTCGCCAAGGGGGATTTATTTCTTTACAAGGTGAGAACGATGATTTTGATGAATACCGACGTAAACGGGAGTATTACTAATGGCGTTGCCACCGATTGTAGACTCTGGGATAGCACCAGAGGACATGTTACCTAACGAAGCGTCTGTTGACGTATCTGTTCCTCAACCAGAGACCTTTGAGGGCGGTGCAGAAGTTATACCAGACGGTCAGGGCGGAGCACTTGTGCAAGCTTTGGCACAAGTAATGGGTGGTCAGGAACAAATCCAGCCTCCAGCGCACAACGCAAATTTAGCGGAAATGTTAGATGATGCGTATCTTGGAGAGATCTCTTCAGATCTTCGAGCTTCTTATAAAGAAGATATGGAGTCTAGGTCTGAGTGGGAAGAAACATATACAAAAGGTTTAGATCAGCTTGGTGTCAAGTATGAAGAGCGTAGTCAACCATTTGAAGGCGCTAGTGGCGTTACGCACCCGTTGATTGCAGAAAGCGTTACTCAGTTCCAAGCGCAGGCGTACAAAGAACTGTTGCCATCGGGCGGCCCAGTCAAAACCCAGATCATGGGTATGCAGGACCAGGCCCGTGAAGAGCAAGCTTCACGAGTAAAAGATTTTATGAACTATCAGATCATGGAGGTCATGGAAGAGTTTGACCCAGACATGGATCAGTTGTTGTTCTATCTACCGCTGTCTGGATCTACGTTCAAGAAAGTATATTTTGATGAGGCCAAGCAACGTGCGGTATCTAAGTTCGTTCCTGCACAGGATCTGGTTGTACCGTACTCAGCTTCTGATCTCGCAACGGCGTCTCGTGTTACACATGTGCTTCGTATGGACGCGAATGAAATACGAAAGATGCAAATCGCAGGTTTCTATCGTGATGTAAACATCAGTGCACAGGATGACGAGGACGATGAGGTTCGTCAAAAGGTAGACGAGATACAAGGTGTGTCACGTACATACAGTGATGACATCTATACAATACTGGAAATGCATGTCGATTTAGATCTTGAAAGTTTTGAAGACATGTCTCCAACAGGAGAACAGACAGGAATAGCCTTACCGTACATCGTGACTATAGATGAGGGTTCTGGAGAAGTCTTGTCTATCCGTCGTAACTTTGAAGAGGGTGCATCCCTAGCCAAGAAACAACAATACTTTGTGCATTATAAGTTTATGCCCGGTTTAGGTTTCTATGGCTTTGGTTTGATCCACATGATTGGTGGCCTTGGTCGTGCGGCAACGAGTATTCTTCGACAACTGATCGATGCAGGGACTCTTGCCAACCTCCCAGCAGGATTTAAGGCTAGAGGCGTAAGGGTTCGTAACGATGATGAACCATTACAGCCGGGTGAGTGGCGGGACATAGATGCTCCGGGTGGAGATATAAAGAACTCAATCATTCCACTTCCGTACAAAGAACCTTCGGGAACTCTAGCACAACTGCTTGCGGCGCTCGTAGAGGGCGGTAGACGCTTTGTTTCGCTTGCTGACCAGCAGACAGCCGACGCAAACGGTCAGGCTCCTGTAGGGACAACTGTGGCGCTCCTAGAGCGTGGTATGAAAGTTATGTCCGCTATACACAAGCGATTGCATTATTCTCAGAAGCAAGAGTTCAGAGTATTAGCTCGAATATTTAAAGATAATTTACCGCAACAATATCCGTATGAGGTTGAGGGCGGTAACCGAATGATCATGGCAGAAGACTTCGATGAGCGTATTGATGTTATTCCTGTTAGCGATCCAAACATATTCTCAATGGCGCAAAGGGTTACGTTGGCACAAACTCAGTTACAGTTGGCGCAGTCAAACCCCCAGATGCACAACTTACACGCGGCTTATCGTCGGATGTATCAGGCTCTAGAAGTTCAGAACATTGACGAGATTCTCCCACCCCCGCCACAGCCGCAGCCATTAGATCCTGCCATTGAGAATGCCCGTGCTCTTATGGGAGAGATACTCAACACATTTCCCGATCAGGATCATGATGTGCATATTCGTGTGCACTTGGCGTTTACAAAGACACCGTTGGTGATGACATCACCACAGGTTATGGGTACATTCTATGCTCACATAATGGAACATGTTTCACAAAAAGCACGACAGATGGTTACTAACGAAATTGAGGCAGTGATCAGTCAGGCGCAGCTGGCGGCTCAAAGCGGTGCGATAGACCC